AAGCCACTCACACGGCTGAATTAGCCGTAAGATTTGGTAGAAGAGTTCGTAATATAATTGACAGTGAAGAGTATCAAACTATATTTCCTAACATAACCTTATCTGGAGACAATAAATCAGCCGGTAGATGGACTACAGATGACGGTGGCGAAGCCTTTTACTCTGGTGTTGGTGGTGCTATAACAGGTCGTGGTGCTGATTTGCTAATTATTGATGACCCACACTCAGAGCAAGATGCTATGTCACCTACAGCTATGGATGCAGCATGGGAGTGGTACACATCTGGGCCAAGACAAAGATTACAGCCGGGAGGCACAATAGTTTTAGTAATGACCAGATGGAGTACAAAAGACTTAGCTGGCAGACTATTGAAAAGACAATCTGAGACTCACGCAGACCAGTGGGAAGTCGTTGAGTTTCCCGCAATAATGCCAGACTCAGACGAACCGCTGTGGAGTGAGTTTTGGAAGAAAGAAGAACTTTTGTCTGTTAAAGCGTCATTACCTATAAGCAAATGGAACGCACAATGGATGCAAAACCCAACCGCTGAAAGCGGCTCAATAGTAAAAAGAGATTGGTGGCAAATATGGGAAAGCGAGTCAATACCCGATTGCCATTGCATTATACAAAGCTACGACACAGCATTTAGCGCAAAAGAAACAGCAGACTACTCTGCGATTACTACATGGGGTATTTTTGACCCAGAGGACGGCACAGAAAACTCAATTATATTATTAGACGCTAGTAGGCATAGGGTAGATTTTCCGCAATTAAAAAATATAGCTTTAGATGAATATAAATACTGGGAGCCAGATATTGTACTTATTGAGGCAAAAGCAAGTGGCACACCTCTAACACAAGAGCTTAGAAAAATTGGCATACCTGTACAAGCTTATTCACCCAGCAGAGGACAAGACAAAGTTGCAAGAATGAACTCTATTGCACCTATGTTTGAAAGTGGTATGGTATATGCTACAGAAGATGCTTTTGCAGAAGAGGTCATTGAAGAGTTAGCAGCTTTTCCGTTTGGAGAAAATGATGACTACTGTGATTCAACTACAATGGCTCTTATGAGAATAAGACAAGGCGGTTTGATAGAATTAGACAGCGATTATCAAGATGATATGCGTGTCGACAGAACAGCGTTATCATATTATTAACTATGGCAAAAACAAAAGACCCAAAAACAGGCACAGGGAAAAAACCAAAAGGTAGTGGTAGACGGCTTTACACGGACGAAAATCCTAAAGATACTGTTGGTATAAAGTTCGCTACAGCAGCAGATGCAATAGATACAGTAAAAAAAGTAAAAAACATCAACAAACCTTTTGCAAGAAAAATACAAATTCTAACTGTAGGAGAACAAAGAGCTAAAGTGATGGGTAAAAAAACTGTAGCAAACATATTTAAAAAAGGTAAAAACACAATAAGGGCATTACATGGTCGCAAAACTATCGACACTTAAAAGAAAGATAAGAAAAGGCAAAAAACTTGGGTTTAGTGAAAAGGCTTCTGCTAAGGCTAGAGGATTGATTGCAAGAACAGGTGGTAAAAACAAAGGCAAAAAGGTAAAATCAAAAAAATATAAAAAATAATATGGTTATAGAAAGAAAATTAGGCACGGAAGATAATCCAGAAGTCATAGACCAAACTAAATCTGTAAATATACCTGCAACAGATATAAATATAGAAGCACCGCCAGAAACATTTGATGAAGCAATGGCTAATGCTTTACAAATAAGCATACAAGAAGACGAGATAGTGTTTGATGAGCCTATGCAAGATGTAGCACCAGAGATACCCTTTGATGCTAATTTAGTTGATTTTTTAGATGAAGACATTTTAGGCAGCATGTCTGCAAAATTAATAAATGCTGTTGAAAGCGATAAAGAGTCAAGAAAAGACTGGGAAAAAACATATACCGATGGTTTGAAATATCTAGGTATGAAGTTTGATGAGCAAAGAAGCCAGCCATTTGAAGGCTCTAGTGGTGTTATACATCCTATACTATCTGAAGCGGTCACACAGTTCCAAGCACAGGCGTATAAAGAATTGCTCCCAGCACAAGGTCCAGTCAAAACAAAAGTGATTGGTCAAAGAGACGCAAATACGGAAATGCAAGCAGAAAGAGTTTGTGAGTTTATGAATTATTACATCATGAACGAAATGCCAGAATATGACCCAGACTTAGACCAGCTGTTATTTTATTTGCCTCTGTCTGGTAGTGCATTTAAAAAAGTTTACTATGACGGCGCAAAAGGTAGGCCTGTATCTAAGTTTGTGCCGGCAGAAGATTTGTTAGTTCCTTATAATGCAACCGACATACTTTCAGCAGAAAGAGTGACGCATGTGGTGTCTATGAGCAATAACGAAGTTAGAAAAATGCAATTATCTGGTTTTTATGCAGATATAGAACTGAACGATGGTCAAAACATTAGCAGAGATGACATTGACAAAGAAGTAGACAAAATACAAGGCGTTGAGCCTGACTATGGCGAAGACGAACAAAGAAAGTTGTACGAAATACATACTGTAGCTGATATAGAAGGTTTTGAAGATGTAAATAACATGGGTGAACAAACAGGTCTAAAACTACCTTATATCATAACTATAGACGACACATCACAAAAAATATTATCTATAAGGCGCAATTATGAACCTGATGATATGCTGCGTAATAAGATAAATTATTTTGTTCAATATAAATTTTTACCCGGTTTAGGTTTTTATGGACTTGGCTTATCTCACATGATTGGAGGTTTATCAAAAGCATCTACATCAATATTAAGGCAGCTTATAGATGCAGGAACATTAAGCAATTTGCCTGCTGGATTTAAAGCAAGAGGTATTAGAATAAGAGATGAGGCAGCACCTTTACAGCCCGGAGAATTTAGAGATGTTGATGCGCCGGGTGGCTCACTTAGAGAATCTTTCTTTAACTTGCCGTATAAAGAGCCAAGCAATGTATTGTTTAATTTGCTTGGTTTATTAGTAGAGTCTGGTAAAAGATTTGCTGCAATAGCAGATATGAATATAGGAGATTCAAACGCTGCTATGCCTGTAGGAACTACTGTAGCCTTGTTAGAAAAAGGCACTAAGGTTATGAGCGCAATACATAAAAGGTTGCACTATTCACAAAAAAGTGAATTTCAAATTTTAGCCAGAGTATTTCAAGAATTTTTACCTCCTGTTTATCCTTATGAAACAGGCAGCGGTCCTAGAGAAGTAAAAATAGAAGATTTTGATAATAAAGTAGATGTTATACCAGTGTCTGACCCAAATATATTTTCTATGAGCCAAAGAGTAATTATGGCGCAAGAGTTACTTACTATGGTGCAATCAAACCCACAATTACATGGACCACAAGGCATTTACGAGGCTTACAGACGCATGTATGCAGCTTTAGGTGTAGATAACATAGAATCATTGCTTATACCGCCAGCGGACACGACACCTAAACCTATGGATGCTGGTATTGAAAACAGTGGTTTATTGCAAGGCATACCTCAACAAGCATTTCCAGAACAAAATCATGAAGCGCATGTAGAAGCACACAAAAGTTTATTTTTAACACAAGCCGTTATGACCAACCCACAATTACAATCAGTGATAATTGCACATGTAATGCAACATTTACAATTTATGGCAAGCCAAATGGCAGAGCAACAGCTACCACCAGAAGTGCAACAACAGATACAACAATCTATGCAACAAGCTGGACAAATGGACCCGCAATCACAAATGGCCTTGCAGCAGCAAGTACAATCTATTATAGAAAGTTTTAGTGCGCCAATATTAGCGCAACTATCTAATGAGTTTTTAGCATCTGTGCAACCACCACAACAACAAGACCCACTTGTAGCTATAAGACAACAAGAACTTGGCTTGCGTGATAAAGAAATACAAATGAAAAATGAGCAGTTTATGGCAAAAGAAGAACAAGATGCCGCTGAAAGAGCTGCTGAACTACAAATACAACAACAAAAAGCCGACCAACAGGCTGAAATAGGTAATACAAAAAATGATATTGCACAACAAAGGTTGGAACAACAAGCAGAATTAAAACTTATAGACCTACAAGCGAGGATGAATAAATGACAAGCTCAATAAATGAAAAGATTAAAGCACAGGTAAAACAGAAAAAAGTTGATATGAAAGCAGCTGAATCTGATACAAATACAGTGCTAATCAATACAGAGGGTGAAAAAACACCAATAAAAAAAGCAAAAAAAACTGTTGCAAAGAAAAAAACAGTAAAAAAGAAAAAAGTTACAAAGAAAAAAACTACTAAAAGTAAGGAGTAGAAAATGAAAGCAAAAACTTCCATAACTATAAAAGGTCAAGGAAGCATTGCCTTATCGCAACCACAAAAGGTAAAAGTGGAAAAAGCACATAAGCCCGGATATGGTAAAGGTAAAAGCAGAGGTAAAGGAGCTGCTTTAAGAGGCAATAATTTCAGCGGCATATTCTAATCTATGGATAAGTATGATTTTATTCATGCAATTCGTAGAGATTTGAATGAAAGAGAGGAGCAGATAAAAACCATATTAATAACTAATGGTGTAAAAAATATGGAAAATTATCAACATTTGATGGGTGAAATATCCGCTTTATCGTATATTCATGATAAGATAAAAGAACACTTACATGAAGAAGGAGATATAAATGACAGATAAGTCAAAAAATACTATTGAAGATAATTCGACAGAGGATGTAATTAATGTTGATAAGGCGTTTGTCGAAGAAGATAAAAGGGTTTTAGACCCCAGTTTATTAGATAAAAGTGTTTTAGAGCGCATGCCACAACCAACTGGCTGGCGTTTGTTGGTGCTACCTTATCGAGGTAAGGGAGTATCAGAAGGTGGTATTCAATTAGTAAAAGAAACCATCGAAAGAGAAACCCTAGCAACTGTTGTTGCCTATGTTGTTGCAGTTGGTCCTGATGCTTATGCAGATAAAAAAAGATTTTCGTCTGTGTGGTGTAAAAAGGGCGACTGGATAATGATTGGTAGATATGCAGGTTCTAGGTTTAGGTTGGCTGACGAAAGCGAAGTCAGAATTATTAATGATGATGAAGTTATAGCCACAATTTTAAACCCTGATGACATTGTTTCAGTATAAGGAGTAGTTATATGAGCGAAATAAATGAAAATAATCAGGTTCAAGCTGAAGAAGAAGTTGTAGTAGATGTTGTTGAAACAGCAGATAATGCAGTAGAAGTAGAGGCAGTCGATACCAACTCAGGTGGTGACGATGAACTTGATAAATACACCAGAGGTGTATCAAAAAGAATTAATAAATTAAACGATAAAATAAGAGCGGCAGAAATTAGAGCTGCGGAAGCTGAGTCTAAGTACGCCAATCTTTCTAATGAATATGCTTCAGTAAAAAATAGAGCAACTGTTCTGGATAAAAACTATACTGAAGAGTATGAAAATAGAGTCAAATCACAAAGGCAACAGGCCGAAGACCTATACAGAAAAGCAAGAGAAACCAACGACCCAAACCTAGAGGTTAAGAGCGTAGAGCTACTTAATAAAGTCACTTTAGAAGAGGAAAGGGTTAGATTGGCTAAATTGCAACTTGAAACACAAAATCAAGAAAATGTAACAAATGTTGCAACAAATATACCAAATCAAACACAACAAGTGTATGATAAACCTAAGCCTGATGCTAAAGCAGTAGAGTGGCAAGAAAATAATGACTGGTTCCAAAAGGATAGAGTCAAAACATATACTGCTATGGGTATTCATGAGGATTTATTGTCAGAAGGTTATGATGGCACTGAGTCTGAATATTACCAAGAATTAGACAAAAGGCTACAAAAGGTTTATCCTGATTTACAGGCAAAGCCTGAAGGCGTTTCAAAAGAAGCCTCAACTGTGCAAAGAGTAGCTTCTGCTTCCTCTGGAAGTCGCCAAGGAACACAAGGTAAGAAAAGCGGTATTAAAATTAGTTCTAACCATGCTTCCGTAAAGAGTAACTTAAAACCTTACGGAATGTCACAACAAGAGTGGCTTAAAAGAGTAGGTAAAGAAATAGTTAAAATTGAAGGAGCAAAGTAATGGATATAGATGCGATTGAAAATACAACACGCCAATCTCGTGATGAAGAGCAACACGATAAAAACGCTAGAAGAAAACCATGGCAACCTGCGAGGATGCTTGAAACTCCACCTGCACCAGAAGGTTATCAATACCGATGGATAAGGTCAGAGTATGTAGGAATCGAAGACAGAAACAATGTTTCTGCTAGAATGAGAGAAGGATGGGAGTTTGTCAGACAAGACGAAATACCAGACTTTCCTTTACCTACAATCGAGCATGGAAGACACGCAGGAGTCATATCAGTAGGCGGTTTGATATTAGCAAAAATACCTACAGAAACTATTAACGAGCGTAATGAACATTACAAACACAAAAACCAGCAACAAAATGAAGCGTTAGATAACACTATGTTTCATGAAGTTTCCGGTAATAATAGATATGTAAAGTATGATTCTAATAGAAAATCTAATGTATCATTTGGTAAAAAAAGGTAGGATGAATTATGGCGAATAAAGACGCTTCATTTGGTCTGAAACCTGTAAAAATGATGGGTGGCTCACCCTATTCAGGCGGACAAAGCCGATATAGAATAGCAGCAAACTACGGAACAAATATCTTTCAAGGCGACTTGGTAATGCAAGTTACTGGCGGTGGCATTGAAATCCATGCAGATGGAGGCACTGTTCCTATTGTAGGCGTATTCAACGGCTGTATGTACACAGACCCAACAACATCAGAGCAAGTATTTAGCAATCATTACCCTGCAAGCACTAATGCTTCAGATATAATTGCTTTTGTACACGATGACCCTAACACGGTCTTTGAAATACAAGCAGACGACACTTTCCCAGTGGCCGACCTGTTTGGTAATTTTGACATCGTTTACACTAATTCAGGAAGCACCACAACAGGTATTTCTGGAGCAGAGTTAGATGTCACAACAGGTGCAACTACAACAAATTTGCCTTTAAAGGCAATAGACATTAGCCAAGACCCTGAAAATTCAGATGTCGCTTCGGCTAACACAAATGTTTTGGTTGTTATTCAAAATCATATCTGCGGTGTAAAAGGCGCAGGCTTAGCATAAGGAGTAATTAGATGGCTATAAGTAGAGCGCAATTAGCGAAAGAACTTGAACCCGGTCTAAATGCACTTTTTGGACTTGAATATGACGAATATCAAAACGAATATGAAGAACTATATTCTATCGAAGACTCAGACAGAGCTTTTGAAGAAGAAGTTTTAGTAGTTGGATTTGGTGCAGCTCCTGTCAAGGAAGAGGGTGCTGGCGTAAGCTTTGATAATGCTTCAGAGGGATATACTGCAAGATATACACATGAAACTGTAGCTCTTGCTTTTTCATTAACTGAAGAGGCAATCGAAGACAATTTATATGACCAACTTGGTCGTAGATACACAAAAGCATTGGCGCGTTCAATGCAGCATACCAAAGAAGTAAAAGGTGCAAATGTATTAAATAATGCGTTTGATACTAATTTTGCTATTGGTGATGGGCAACCATTAGTTTCCACAGCACATCCATTAGTGGGTGGTGGAACTGCTCGTAACAGAGCAACAACTATGGCTGACCTAAATGAAACTTCACTAGAAGATAATATTATTGATATATCAACATTTGTTGATGACAAGAACTTGGTTATCGCAGTTCGTCCTGACAAATTAATTGTTCCACCACAATTAACATTCGTGGCTGATAGACTTTTAAATACACCGGGCAGAGTTGCTACATCAGACAATGATATTAACTCTATTAAAAATCAATCTTCAATACCTAGTGGATTTAGTGTAAATCACTATCTCACAGACCCTGATGCGTATTTCATACTTACATCAGTAAATGAAGATGGAGAAGGTTTAAAGATGTTCAACAGAACACCTATGGAAACCACAATGGAACCTGAATTTTCAACAGGTAACATTAGATATAGAGCTAGAGAAAGATATTCATTTGGTGTATCTAACTGGCGTGGAGTATTTGCTTCACAAGGAGCCTAAGGTTCTTAAAATAAAGGGAGCATTAGCTCCCTTTTTTTTTGCAACAAACTAATATACAATCAAAGTCTAGGAAAAATAACTATTCTATCGACTGACCTAGCAGACAAGCCAAGACGATAGATTTATTAAGGAGAACTTAATATGGCAAAGAGTACATTTTCAGGTCCAGTTAAATCATTATCTGGATTTATAACAGCAGGTAATGCTTCGGTAGTAAGCTTAACAGCAGATACTACATTAACAGTAGCAGCGCATGCAGGTAAAATTTTAACTTGTAACGATGCAGATGGTAAATTTACTTTACCAAGCATAGTAACAACTGACCCCGGTGATAATACAGACCCAAACCAGTTAAACAATTTAGGAGCTTCTTTCTTCTTCGTAGTAGAGACAGCGGCTACAGACATGGATATTTTGACTGATGGCACTGATAAATTCGTAGGTGGTCTATACACAGGTAAAGATGACGCTTCGGGTAAAGTATTTATTTCAGCTGCATCTAACGATGTGATTACTATGAACGGCTCTACAAAAGGTGGACTAGCAGGCAGTATTGTCAAAGTTACTGCCATGGCAGCAGCTAAATACGCTGTAGAAGGCATAATTTTAGGCTCTGGTACTATAGTCACACCATTTGCTGACGCGTAATAGGAGTAAATTATGGCAGACGCAGTAACTTCACAAACCATACAAGATGGCCAAAAAACTGCTATTTTGAAGTTTACTAATGTATCTGATGGCACAGGCGAAAACGCAGTAAAAAAAGTAGATGTTTCAGCTTTAGAAAAAAATGATAAAGGCGAATCGTGTACTTCTGTTTCTATATCAAGAATTTACTGGGCATGTGCAGGTATGGGAGTAAACATAGAGTTTGATGCAACCTCCAATGTGCTTGCTATAGGTTTACCAGCAGATAGCACAGGTGATGAGTATTATGACCTGTTCACAGGCATACCAAACAACGCAGGTAGCGGTGTTACAGGAGATATAGATTTTACTACCAAAGGACATTCAAGTGGCGACACTTATTCTATAATTTTAGTATTAACAAAAAATTATTAGATGAATGGCTAAGGCTAAAACAAAGCGTAAAAAAGCAAAATCTATAAAAAGAACTATTGGTAAGGGCGGTAATTATCGCCCTACCAAACAAGGCGCAGGCATGACCAAAAAAGGTGTTGCAGCGTATAGAAAAGCTAACCCCGGCAGCAAGCTTAAAACTGCTGTTACGGGTAAAGTTAAAAAGGGTAGTAAAGCTGCAAAAAGGCGCAAATCCTTTTGCGCAAGGTCGTTAGGACAGTTAAAGCGCAGTTCTGCTAAAACTAGAAATAATCCTAATTCAAGAATTAGGCAAGCAAGAAGAAGGTGGAAGTGTTAAATGATTG